GACCTTGATTGCGCTATCCAAGCCCAGACTTCGTAATCCACAACTAAGCAACACAAATCATCTACTATCAGAACATAACCTAAGGAGCATTTATGGCCAGTAGCACTTACCTCTCGAACCCAGTCCTCACAATTAACAGCGTTGATCTAACCGACATGTGCAGCGCAGCAACATTGACTTATCTGGTTGAAGCGCTTGAAGACACCGCGTTCGGCACCAACTCACGCAGTTACACCGCAGGCCTTGTCAACAACGAAGTGACCTTGACGATGTATGCGTCATTTGCAGCGACCGAAACCTACGCAACCTTGTTTCCATTGGTTGGCACTAAGACGAACATCACTTTGACCCCAGCGTCAGGTGCAGAGTCAGCAACGAACCCAAAGTTCATTTTGACTGGTTGCTACCTTGAGTCGTTGCCAGTTATCAACGCATCACTTGGCGAGTTGTCAACCTATGACCTCACGTTTATGGGTGGCGCGCTGACATTGGATACCACGAACCCGTAATCAACGGCTCCAAGCCGACATAGGAGAAACATGAAGATCAAGTTGCAGTTAAAGCGCACGCCCGACAGCGCACCCGAGTACTACTACACAAACCTGTTTGTGGTTACTGAATGGGAACGCCTCGAGCGACGCAACATTCAACAGCTCTCCGCAAACCCGTTGTATTCGGATTACGCCTGCTGGATGCACACGATCTTGAAAATCAAAGGCGAACAAGTTGGTGACAACTGGCGCGAATGGTTAAGCAAAAACCCTGACATCGACATTCTGCCGGTACTGGACGAGACAGACCCAAACCCTACGGACGCGGCACCTACCGCCGCCAACTAGCAGAGATATTGGTCGCGGTCGGTTGGTGGCCTAGCGACATTGTGTTTGACGCTCGAGATATGGCAACGGTCATTAAAGTGCTTAACGAGGCAAACAAAAAAAGGAAATAACGTGGCGGAAGTATCGGCAAAGATTGAGGTCGTAGGGCTTAAGGATGCCTTGAAGACCCTCAACAAAATTGACAAATCTCTGCGCCGAGAAATTACCAAGGACTACAAGAAGATCGTCCAGCCTGTTATTGACGATGCGAACAAACTTGTGCCTACTGGCGTTCCGTTGTCTGGTATGGCGCGCAATTGGCAAACCCGATCAGGGTTCCAGATCTTGCCGTGGATACCTGGCATGAAGCAGAAGATCGCTGCAAAGATCAATACTCGAGCGATCAAGGAATACAGCGGAAACAAAACCAATGTCGGCACGTTCGCCATTCAATGGAAAGGCGCTACTGGCACAATGTTTGACACGTCCATGTCTGGCTCATTAGGGCGGGCGCTAACTGCACGCTATGGTAGTCGTTCGCGAGTAATGTGGAAAGCGTACGAGCAACGCCAAAATGATGTCATGTCCGAGATGGAGCAACTGGTTAAGCGCGTCATGGATGAAGCGAACAGAGAGACCGCGTAATGGCAATCAATATCCCGATCATTTCAGAGTTTGACGGCAAAGGGATTAAGAAGGCTATTGCCCAGTTCAAGCAACTGGAAACAACATCGGAGAAAGCCCAGTTTGCAATCAAGAAGGCTGCGGTGCCGGCAGCTGCGGCGCTCGGCGGTTTGGCGTTGGCGCTTGGTGACGCAACCAAGGCCGCGATGGAAGATCAGCAAGAGCAGGCGGCGTTAGCGCTTACTTTGCAAAATGTGACTGGCGCGGGTGCTGCACAGACCGCACAGATTGAAGATCAGATCAGCGCAATGTCTCGAGCGTCTGGCATTGCTGACACGGAATATCGCAAGTCACTAGAGGCTTTAGTGCGCGGTACAAAAGATGTTGACCTTGCCATGAAGGACATGAACCTGGTCATGGACATCAGCACGGCGTTGCAGATGGATTCCAGCACCGTTGCTGACGCGCTCGCCAAGGCATACCAAGGCAACTTTAAGGCGCTTCGATCATTGACCCCAGAGATGGCAACAATGATTAAAGAAGGCGCAAGCCTGAACGAAGTCATGGACGTGCTGGGTGGAACATTTGGCGGAGCAACCGCAACCGCAGCAGATACCGCTGCAGGCAAAATGAAAATCTTGTCTAACTCAATTGGCGAAACCAAAGAGTCAATCGGCGCTGCGCTCTTGCCAGTAGTCGAGGCCGTGCTCCCGATCTTAAACAAGTTCGCAATGTGGGCACAAGACAACCCACAAGCGTTCCTAGCAATCGCTGGAGCTATTTCCGCCGTAGCCGCCGCAATCGTAGTTACCAACATCGCTATGGCACTTAACCCGTTTGCGCTGATCGCTGCCGGCATCGCATTACTGGTCGTTGGCTTGGTTGCCGCATACAACAAGTTTGAGTGGTTTCGTGACGGCATCAACGCAATTGTCAACACCGTGATCGGGTTCTTTGCTGGCATGGTCAACGCTGCGATCGGCGCGGTCAACGCAATTATTAGCGCGTACAACTCAATTCCGTTGTTGCCAGATATTCCAAAAGCCCCAACAATGCCAGTACCACAATTAGGTGCAACAGGGCCAGCGACACAGGTTCCGCGAAAGATTCCGCGCATGGCTGAAGGTGGCATCGTGTCAAGTCCTACCTTGGCGCTAATTGGTGAGGCAGGCCCAGAAGCAGTCGTGCCGTTAGATCGCATAAACAACGGTGGCGGAATAACTATCAACGTCACAGGCGGTCTTGCCACAAGCGCCGAGATCGGTGAATCGGTAGTCAACGCTTTGCGCGCTTACTCGCGTTCCGCTGGGCCGTTGCAATTACAGGTGGCGTGATGCCAGGCGTATCGGTCGTTGACTCTGGCAACTATGACCTGCAGATCGCTACAGGTTTTCAGGTTGACGCGTTCGTCCTTGACGATGCTGTAAAAGGCGTACTAAATAACACGGAGTACGTGCTAGACGGCACGACCGAGTTTGCCGATGTCATGGACTCGACTGTCAGCGTTAACGTGCGGCGCGGTCGCCGTGACGTGGGCGATCAGTTCAGCGCTGGCACAATGACATTTACCATTCAAGACGTGGACGGCATCTTCAACCCGTTTGACCAAAACAGCCCGTACTACGACACACCACAAGCCAAGCCAGGACTCGCACCATTGCGCGAAGTACGACTAATCCGATACAGCTCAACCAATGTGCCCGAGTCAATCTTTTCTGGTTTTGTCGTGAATTACGATTACAACTTTGCGCTCGGCGGTTTAGACACCGTGACCGTGTATTGTGCTGACCAGTTTTACCTACTGGCACAAACATTCCTAGACGAATTAAACGTCACCCCAGAGACATCAGGCGAACGTATAGAAACAGTCCTAGACCTGCCAGAAGTTGACTTCCCAGCAGGCTCTCGAAGCATTGCCACAGGCACCGTTAACCTAGGCCACGACAGCCACTACACCGTGCCGGCAGGAACAAACGTGTTGCAATACCTAACGCAGATTAATGAGACCGCCGAGTTTGGCCGTTTGTTTATGTCACGGTCTGGAGTGCTGACATTTCAAGAGCGCATCGGAAACACGTTGTCGGGCTCTGTTGCCGATTTTCATGATGATGGCACTAACTACAAATATGACGGGGTAGGCATTTCGTTTGAGGCTGACTCGGTAATTAACCGCGCAGTCGTAACAGGGTTAGACGGCACCACCGCCACAGCCACCGATGCAGGGTCTATCGCCACCTATTTTATTCAGACAACAAGCATCACAAACAGCCTGCTACATGAGCAAACAAGCATTGATGACGCTGCCGACTACCTGTTGAACCCAGAGCCCGAACCGCGCTACACATCCGTGGCAACCAAATATCTGATGCTGACCACAGCCCAAAAAGACACCCTGGCAACCGTAGACATTGGCGACACAATCAGCGTAGAAAAGACGTTTCCTAGCGGTACTGGCACAACCCAGTTGGCACAAGAGCTGTCAGTTGAGGGCATCGAGCATCGTCTGGATTTCAGCACAGGCCACAGCGTCCTTTACAGCACCGCACCGACAACCATTGTTTACGAGTTGATTTTGGATGATGCGATCTATGGCGTACTTGACGCAGAAAATGTCTTAGGATAGGGGCACTATGGCTACACCATTTCCATTTGTTGCAGGGTCGGTGCTTGAGGCATCCGAACTTAACGCAATTACCGAACTACCAATAAACGCAAAAACCGCCAACCACACGCTGGTCGCTGCCGACGCGGGCGCTCGAGTCCAAATGACCGCAGCAGGCGCAACAACAATTACGGTTAACGCTTCGGTATTTACTGCTGGCCAGTCAGTCAACATTTACAACCTGGGTGCCGGCACATGCACGATCACCGCGGGCACAGCAACAGTTACTACATCGGGTTCTTTAGCATTGGCACAATACGGGGGTGGCACGCTTCTTTTTACAAGTGCTAGTGCTGCAACTTTTTTTAGCGGTGGCGGTGCTAACTATGGCACCGCAACAGGTGGCACAAGTTCCAGCATTACGGTTGGCGGCATAAATTACACGTTGCTAACTTTTACAACAGACGGCACGCTTACCGTAACTAAGTCTGGTTTATTTGACGTTTTACTAATCGGCGGCGGCGGCGGCGGCGGCGGCGGTGATTCTATAAATGACGCTGGCGGCGGTGGCGGGGGCGGTGCTGTAGTTGGTTTGACAACTGTCCAAACATTATATTTTTCCGCTAATCAAAGCATTGTTATTGGCGCAGGCGGTGCAGGTGCCTCAAGTGGTCGAGCGTCAAACGGCGGCGGCTCACGAATAGGCACGGTATCTATTGAAGCAATCGGCGGCGGCGGCGGTGGTGGACTATCAAAAAGAATTGACGAAACTACTGGTGTTACAAGAAGGGCTGCTGGTAACGGTGCGTCAGGTGGTGGCAACGCTATAAACGGCGCACCTAATGGACAAGGTTTTGCACTTGCATACAACGGTTTTAATGGTGGAACGACTGATGGCAGCGCTACGGTCTCAAGTAGTTGTGGGGCAGGCGGTGGCGGTGCAGCGAGCGTTGGTGGTAACGCAACAGGCACAACGGGCGGCACAGGTGGCAACGGCCTAGATATTTCGTCGTGGATTACAGGCGCAACATATTATGCAAGCGCAGGCGGCGCGGGTGGCGGAACAGTCACAGGTGGCACGGCAGGCAACGGCGGTGTTGCAGGCAAAACAACAGGCACGGGCAACGCAGGTGTTAATTATGGTGCAGGCGGCGGCGGTACGGCTTCGGCAGGTGCGGTAGCAACTGGCGGTGCAGGTGCGGCAGGCGTTGTATATGTGAGGTTTAAATCGTGAATACTTATTTTGCACAAATAGTAAATGACATTGTTGTAGACGTGCACGTAGTGACACGCGAATTCATGGACGCAAACCCAGACCGCTATACGGGTACGTGGGTAGAAACTTTTATTGGTTTACCAGGAAAAACTTACGCGGGGATTGGGTACATATACGACCCAATTACGCAAGATTTCAAAGAACCAACCTACGATTAATGCGATGGCGTTTGTTTATTGGTTACGCGCTACTAGTTGTAGTGGTTGCGTGGGCTGTTTCTAGTTGCGGTTATGACGGGTCATATCGTTACCCATGTCAAGACCCGTCAAACTGGAAAAAGCCTGAATGCGAACCGCCGATTTGCAATCCATCTGGAACGTGCACACGAGATTTGATTTATGAGACCACGCCTTAAACCCGAGGAGCTTCACGCTCGACTAATAGTCGTTGTCGGCATCATCCTTGCCAGCGTGTTTGCCATTACTGTGCTCGGCTTTGTTTATGCGCTTATGTTTGTTACCCAGCCGATCGGCCATCAAAGCCCCAACGACTCCGCATTCATAGACCTACTCTCAACCCTGACCGTATTTATGACCGGCACGTTGTCAGGCTTAGTGGCATCAAACGGGCTAAAGTCAAAAGCAAAAGAAGGAGCCAAAGATGTTGAAGCCTAAAGACAAAGCCCTACTCGCCTCATACGGTCGCTCAATGCTCGCTGCCGTAGTCGCGCTAGCAGTAACAGGCAACACCGACCTAGGCGCATTGTTAGCAGCTGCGATCGGCGCGGTTTGCCCAACAGCGTTGCGCTATTTCAACCCTAAAGACATGAAGTTTGGTCGTGGCAGTAGCAAAGGCTAAGGCTGGCGTGCCAGGTGCACGTGACTACATCGGTAACGCTGACGGCCCAGCAGCAGGCCCACGTGCCGGCATGAACGAGTTTATAAAGCAAGTCATACACCATTCAGGTGGCGCTTTGTTTAATAACGGTTCCTACGGTCGCAGGGACGTTAAAGGAAAGCCAGGCACCATGAGCGTGCACTCAACGGGCAGGGCGTGGGACGCCAGTTATAGGTCAAGTGCTCGACAGCCTCAAGCGTCACGCAAATCTGCTTTGCCGTTTGTAGAGAAGTTGTGCGCGCACGCCAATGAGTTAGGAATTCAAATGGTGATTGATTATTTCCCAGCACCGCACGGTCGCGCATGGCGTTGCGATCGTCAAGCATGGAGCAAGTACACCAAGCCAACAGTCAGCGGAGCACCTGGCGGAGACTGGTTCCACATCGAGATATCACCACAAGCTGCGGACTCGGTGATCTTTGTCAAAGCCGCATTCTTAAAGGTGTTCGGGGAAATCCCACCCAAGGCTTGACCTATCCCCTAAGGTCGAATTACCGACAAAAGGACAGGCGATGACTGAACCACAGATCTTTGACTACAGCGTCTACATAGGCGTAATGGATAACGGGCAAGAGATCCTCGTGCAAATCTTCACAGACCCCGAGTCGGGCAAATACTTACAAGGACAAATTGCATTCAAATCGCACGCTTCATCATGGGGCGTGCCAATACCTTTGGAGAAAAGATGAACTATTTAGCAGAGAAAATGATTGGGCTAGTGCTTTGTACGGTCTTTGGGGTTACGGCGCTCACAGGGGCTCCTAGCGCGTCTAGCGCCCCATCTGGCACCATTGCCCTAGCACCGCTAGACGTCACGCCATACCTAATTGAGCCGCCTACGACCACCAGCTCAACGATCTACATTGACCCCTACACGACCGCCTGTGAGCAGTTCAGCGCGCTTGCCATCAACCTGGGCTGGCCTGCAGATCAACGCACCGTGCTCGAATCTGTGATGTGGCGTGAATCAAATTGCACACCAAACGCATACAACAGCAAAGACCCAAACGGCGGGTCGCGTGGACTAATGCAGATCAACGGATTTTGGACACCATGGCTTACTGATGCCGGCATTATTACCGACGCAGAAAACCTGTTACAGGCTCAAACTAATTTGATCGCAGCGTTAGCAATTTACAACTACGGCGTAGAACGTCACGGTTACGGCTGGGGGCCATGGAGTGCAACAAAATGAGTGAAGGCGTGGCATGGAATCAAGGCGAACTATCAGAAGAAACCCGACGAATGGTAATGGAGCAAATGATGACAACAAGACACGACATGGCAATCTTTAATTTAATTAACGAAATTGCAGACATAAGCACTAATCCGCACGCAAGCATTATTCAGCGTCTTAAAGGCATGAAGAACTCGTTGTCATTAGAAGAACCAATGCCATTGCACGATGTGACTACACTCGATTTAGCAATCAAAGCACTACAAGCACATTCCTAACCGACAAGGAGATTCCGACAATGAAAACCTGCACAATCTGCAAAGAACAAATTGCCTACCCTGAAATAACAGGCAAAACACACTTCGTCTGTGATGGCCGTGTGCCGGCACAAAAGAACGCCCCATTCATTGAGGGCATGTTGGCATCACAATCATCAGCTGATGCGCGCTGGACACGACCACAACAAAACGAGGTTGACGCTGCCATTGTGCACGTTGCGCGAACTAAAGGCTTCTTTACATCTGACGACATTTGGAAGCACCTAGGCGATCAGTTCCCTGTCACCAAAGGCATCGCTGGACGGCTTAACGCTGCCGCTCGACGTGGCATTATCCGCAACACAGGCGAACTTGCTTACGCACAGCGCGGTGGCGCGCATGACCATGCACAACGCCTAAGCGTGTGGGCTGGCATCTGATGGCATTCAACCTCAACGATTACGAACCAGTAGCCAACAGAATTGCGCGGTTCTGGACAGACCATCCAGAAGGCGCTATCTATTCTGAACTGATTTATGACGATGGTGAGCGTTGCGTCGTTAAGGCCACCGTGCATTTCGTTAAAGACGAACCTGCCGTGTCATCAGATTACGCAGAAGAAACGAAAACCGAGCGGGGTGTTAACTCAACGTCACGCATAGAAAACTGTTGTACCTCGGCTCAAGGCAGAGCACTTAGCGCGGCGGGTTATCTCGGTAGCGATTGGACTAAGAAATCAACGCGCGAAGAGATGCAAAAGGTCGAGCGCCTAACGACATCACCGCAACCCCAAGTGCACACACCCTCTGGTGCATTTGCCACACCTAAGCAAATCGGCTACATCAAGAAACTAGCCAAAGACAAAGGCATGGATGACCTGGCATTGCTGGAGATGATTCAGTTGAACTTAAACGATGACAGCGCGGTGTTAGAGCTGCTTAAATCGCATGAAGCAAGCAAGATCATTGAGCGCTTGAAATGAGCGCGTTTGATGACAAACAAACTGGGGCAACACCTATTGAAATAGTTGACTACTTGCGCGGTGTAATTGACACATTGCGCGCCGAAAAAGCATTGCTTGAAAAGCGATACAAGGATTTAGAAGCAAGTCGCGAAACATGGCAAAAACTGGCGCAAGCATGGGAATGGTTAGCAGACAACAAAAGAATTGTGCCCGCTGATGAAGATTGATTCCAAGATCAGCGAAGCCGACTTTAAGGACATGGTGATCAGCGTCGCCAAGCGGTACGGCTGGTTAGTGCATCACGATTTGCCGGCACAGAATAGTCGAGGACGCTGGATGACAAACGTGCAAGGCGATGTGGGATTCCCTGATCTGTTCATGGTGCATCCATTCCAAGGTGGCAGACCTTTGATTATTGAGTTAAAAGCAGAGAAAGGCAAGTTGACGCCTGGACAAAAGATTTGGTTAAACGCTTGCGAGATGGCTGGATGTCATGCAGCGATCTGGAAGCCAAGCGACATGGAGTACATTCTCTACACCTTGAGTAATCCCAGACAGTAACAATCGGCTAGTAGCAAGTGTGTGCCTCGGTCGCATGAGGTGGGCAGTAAACAGGGGAACCTGGGTAGACGGTCGCGCCTCAAATCATGCAAGACGAAATGGTTCGGGCAATGCGACTGGGCGATCAGTAAACAGACTGATGTAATGCAATGGGTTCTGGGATGGGCAATCCAGAGGGTGGAGCATTCACACATCTATTGACCTGCAGATGACATACAGTTAACAAACAAAGAAAGCACAGACATGAACCCGACAACAAACACGACAAACCATAATCAACAGCAAGGCGCTTGCGCCGCGCTAGCACAAGCGAAGCGCGTGAGATGACACGCAAACTTACCGAACACGACACAACGGTCTACAAGCAAGCACGTGCAGAACTACTACGCGACTCACCCATCTGCCATTGGTGCAAACGCAACACAGCAACAGAACTAGACCACCTAGTCGAATCAGACAAAGGCGGAACAATAGAAGACGGATACGTCGCAGCATGTAAACCATGCAACAGCGCACGAGGAGCAACATACCGAAACAAAAAACTAGCCAACGCAAAACAAAATCGGGAAAAAGCAATAAACGATTTTTTATACAGCTCCGAGATGCCCCCGAGCCCCATCCATCATTTTGTCGCCACCAGCCAAGATCAGCCTGAACCAGCGCCAACTGGCCATGACCAGCCGCGCTTGGAAACGATGGTGCCTGACCATGCCGGCTCACTAGCTGGACTTGTGGGGGACATGGCCCAGAAGGTACTTGGGGTCACTTTGATGCCATGGCAAATGCACGCTCTTAAAGGAATGCTGGCTGTTGACGCCGATCAGAAGTTTGTGCATCGCTCAAGCCTTGTGTCGGTTGCGCGTCAGAACGGTAAGACCACAATCATCCAGGCGCTCATCCTGTTTTGGTTAGTTGAGATGCCCAAGATACGTGGCGGTAAGCAGACCGTGGTATCTGGTGCTCACAGACTTGACCTTGCGTGTCTGTTGTTTGATGATCTGTCGCCAATCCTTGAGGAGTATTACGGCGCCAAGATCGTTAAGTCGTACGGGCGTTATCAGGCCACAATGCCAGACGGCAGCAAGTGGTGGGTCAAAGCATTAAAGCCAAATCAAGGTCACGGTATGAGCATTGACTTGGTGATCGTGGACGAGTTGTTTGACGTCAACCCTGACTCGGTTGAGGGCGGTTTGTTGCCGGCACAGCGCGCGCGCAAAAATCCTTTGGCGTGTTTCTTCTCTACAGCTGGCACCGAGGAATCTGTGTTGTTTCAGCGTTGGCGTGAGGCAGGTATTCGAGCAATTGACAAAGGCGAACCGTCCACGATGTACATGGCCGAGTGGTCGCCCGACCCGAGCCTTGACCCGTTGCATCCAACGTCATGGGCGTGGGGTAATCCTGCACTCGGTTACACGTTGGACATGGACACAATTAAACAAGAATCAACTAACCCTGATCGCGCGTCATTCTTGCGCGCATCCCTAAACCTTTGGGTGAGTGTTGTGCGCGGATGGATTGAGCCAGGGCGCTGGCCGTCATTGGAATACCACGGCGAGGTGCCCAGCGGTGGCGTCGTGGCAATTGAGTCTTCGCTGGACGACTCCCGATACAGCGCGACTAGATGCGTCAACTTGTCGGACGGTCGGGTGCTTGTCACCGTTGCGTTCATCGCCGAGTCAATCACCGAGCTGTGGGACAACGTGCAAGAACTTGCCAAAGACCCCACGATCAGGTTTGCCCTGTCGCCGACCGTGGACGCAACCTGCCCGCCAAACATTGAGCGCCGCCGAGTCGTCGTTGGCTATGCCGAACTTGGACGGTTTACACCGCTTGCCAAAAACATGATTGCCGAAGCACGCCTACTGCACACAGGCGAAAAACTGTTAGCCGAACATGTCCAGCGCGCTGTTGCTGTTCGCACCGACAACACCATCGTGCTGTCATCCAAGCGATCACCTGGACCTATCGAGTTAGCGCGCACAATGGTCTGGGGAATTGGCATGTGCGCGCGTCCAGCCCACACAGGTAAACCCATGCTTGTGGCCGTTAACCACTAACATTCTCGTCGGCGACCGCACGTTCTTGCCTTTTGTCGGAATCGGATAAGTCTCGTGCGGTTGCCACCGATATGGCAAAGTAGGGACATGGGATTATTTGATCGAAAAATAAGCAAGGCAGCAATCAGCCCTGCGCCAGTAAAAGCGGCTGCAGCTGGTGGATTTGCGCCTGGTTACTCGTCGTCCAATGTCGGCGTGAACATGATCGGCCAGTACTACACCTATCGAGAAGGTGAATTGAGGGCGGCGGCGGTGTCCATCCCTGCCTTGTCAAGGAGCCGAGACTTGCTGGCATCCGTAATTGGCTGCATGCCGTTGCGTATGTATAACGAAGTTTGGAACGAAGAAGAAGAAGAAATGGAGCGCAAATATATTGCGCCTAGGAGTTGGTTGCGTCGCCCAGACCCGACCGTTAACTACAACTTCCTAATGTCGTGGACGTTTGACGATCTGTATTTTTACGGGCGCGCATTCTGGTACATCACGTCGCGCACAGCTGACGGGTATCCAGCGTCCTTTACTCGACTCCCTGCCGGCAGCGTGACCACGACTGACATGGCTGGCCCTGTGTGGTTTGCACCATCGTCGCAAGTGTATTTTCAAGGCGGAGAAATTGACCCAGCAAACCTTGTGCAATTCTTGTCGCCGACTCAAGGTCTTGTGTATTCATCGCAAGCCGCTATTGAAACTGCGCTCAAGATTCAAGAAGCCAGAGCGCGCAACGCATCTTCAAGCATTCCTGCTGGCGTACTAAAGCAGACTGGTGGTGAACCGCTAAGCGCGCAAGAACTTGCTGATCTTGCTGCAGCGTTTAACGCCGCGCGCGCAACCAATCAGACCGCCGCACTAAACGAATATCTGTCTTATGAGCCAACCACAATGTCACCAGACAAGATGCTTTTGATTGAGTCAGCGAACTACAGCGCATTGGAAACTGGTGGCCGTGTTGGAAACGTACCGCCATACTTGCTCGGAATATCAACTGGGTCTTATGCCTATTCCAGTTCACAGAATGCACGTATGGACTTGTTGTTTTTCGGCATCAAAATGTACGCCGACGCAATTGCAGAAACATTGTCAATGAACAACATCCTTCCAAATGGAACTTTTGTTGCATTCGACTACGAGTCGTACATTGAGGAAAACTATTTAGCCGACACAATGGAAAACACACAAACAGTTATTGAAGATAACTCGCCAGAGGAGATGCCATCATGATCAAACTAATCGCAGGAGATTTCACGCTTGACGCCGCCAAGGGCGACACGCCACGACGCACGATCAGCGGAACCGCAGTTCCCTACAACGTGCCGGCAACAGTTTCGGACGGTACCGCTGTGATTTTCCGTCCTGGCTCATTGCCAGTTGAAGGCAAAGCGCCACGCCTGTTCATGTATCACCAAGCCGATATGCCAGTCGGCATCGTGCTGGAAAGAGTGTCAACCGATGACGCAATGCTGTTTACTGCCAAGATCAGCGCAACGACCCTAGGCAATGACGCGTTGGTTATGGCCTTAGACGGCACCATTGACCAAGTATCGGTCGGCGTAAACCCAACCAAGTTCTCGTATGACGAAGAAGGCACAATGATCATTGAGTCAGCCGACTGGATGGAATTATCCCTTGTTCCGATCGGCGCTTTTGGCGATGCCGCAAACATCACCAAAGTCGCAGCGAGTATCCACCAAGAGCCCGAAGAAGTAGTGTTAAATGAAGAAGTAACCCCAGTAGAGGAGAAACCAGAAATGTCCGAAGTAAACGAAACCGCAGTCGAGGCAACCATCCCTACTGCACCAATTTACGCACAAGCCAAGCGCAAGTTTGATTTGCCAACACCAGGCGAATACCTTGCAGCGATGCACATCGGCGGAGAAACTTTCCGCAACGTTGCAGCAGCCGCACGCGAGTTCGCATTGTCAAAGCAGTCAGCACTTCAAGCAGCTGCAGGCGATGTGCTCACGACCGATACACCTGGTCTTTTGCCAGTACCAGTCCTTGGGCCAGTATTTGAGGACTTGAACTACATCCGTCCAGTTGTAACGGCAGTAGGCGCTCGCGCAATGCCAGACGGCGGACAATCAAAGACATGGATTCGCCCAACTTGGACGACCCACACTTCGGTAGGTTCACAGTCACCTGAACTTTCAGGAGTGTCAGCAACCACCCCAGTAATCGCATCAAACGTTGTTAGCAAAACCACACTTGCAGGTCAGGTCACTTTGTCAGTACAAGACATCGACTTCACTTCACCTGCGGCAATGGAAATCATTTTGCGAGACCTCGCAGGCCAGTACATGATTCAATCGGATGCAGTCGCATGTAACGCAATTCTTGCTGGCGACACAGCATCAGGTTCAACTTGGACAGTAACGGCAAACGATCCAACCAGTTTGATCGCAGCGCTTTACGATGCAGCAACCGACATCCTGCAAGCAACCAACTTCCTGCCTGACCACATTTTTGTCAGCTCCGATGTCTGGAAAAAACTGGGAAGCCAGTTGGACGCAGACAAGCGACCTATTTTCCCGTATGCCGGCGCTGCTGGATTGATGGGCGTTAACGGATTGGGCACAGCAAACGTGACACAAATGAACACGTTTAACCCATTGGGATTGAACCTAGTTGTGGATCGTGCGTTCAGCGAAAACACGATGGTTGTTGCTCGAGGCGCTGCAATTGAGTTCTACGAGCAAGTGCGTGGAATTATGTCGGTAGAAGTACCTGCAACCTTGGGTCGCACATTCTCCTACTACGGCTACGTCTCAACCTTTATCGCAGACGGCGATCAGGTTAAGTCAATCGCAATCGCTTAGTCGAGAGCGGAGCATCCGCTCATGGCAACATACACAGTTACCAACAAGTATCTGATTGATGACTTTGCCGTACTGCAACTCCTGACCCCCAGCGAGATTGCAGTCGGCCAGTCAATTACGGTCGCAGGCGTTGACGCAACATTTAACGGCACCTACACGGTGCGCGCATTGCCACAGTATTTGTATATTGGCGTTGACAGCCAGGGCGACTTGCTGTACGACTACCAGTTGCCAATTGCCGATCAGGTGCTTTACGCCAAGACCGCAAGCGATGTCGAGCGCACCGCCGCGTCTGGAACCGTGTCGTACGACCCTGTTTGCACGTGGGTGACAGCCGCGCAAGTGATGTCTTACCTTGGCATTACCATTGCAAACCCGTCAGACGATTACACGTTGCTCACGCAATCTGTGTCAGCTGGCAACCAGTTTGCATATCGCAGGCGTCAGGAATCTGGCTATATCGACTCTTTAACGACCTCACCAGGCGGTGACGCAACATTGGGCACTTTGATGTATTGCGCCGCTCTGTGGCGCTCTAGGGGCTCAATAGAGGCAACGTACGCCACGTTTGACGGCATGGGTTCAGCACCACAGCAAAGCCTAACACCGATCGTCAAGCAGCTACTTGGCATCCCACGTCCAGCGGTTGCCTGATGTCCTACACCGACCTGTTTAACGAAGCGATTGATGACGTCAGCGCAACGCTGACCGCGGTGACTGGACTCCGTGTAATAAATGACGCAACCAAACTTGTTGCCAACTCGGTGTATTTGGATGCGCCAAACTTTACGACTATCGCAGGCAACGGCAACGTGGTACGCCTTGAGTTCCCCGTCAAAGTGATCGGCTCGGGCCCAGCAGGTTTGCCGGTACTGCGTCAGATTCTTAGCATTGTTGCAACCGTGCTTGGCTCCAAGATCATCGTGATGGGTGGGCGTCCGTCAAGCCTTGAGATTGGTGGCGCGCTGTATCCGTGCTACGACCTTGATTGCGCTATCCAAGCCCAGACTTCGTAATCCACAACTAAGCAACACAAATCATCTACTATCAGAACATAACCTAAGGAGCATTTATGGCCAGTAGCACTTACCTCTCGAACCCAGTCCTAACGATTAACGCCGTTGATCTCACCGACATGTGCAGCGCAGCGACATTGACCTATTTGGTTGAAGCGCTTGAAGACACCGCCTTTGGCACAAACTCACGCAGTTACACCGCTGGCCTTGTGAACAACGAAGTGACCTTGACGATGTACGCATCGTTCGCAGCGACCGAAACCTACGCAACGTTGTTTCCATTGGTTGGCACTAAGACCAACATCACCTTGACCCCAGCGTCAGGTGCAGAATCAGCAACTAACCCAAAGTTTATTTTGACTGGTTGTTACCTTGAGTCGTTGCCAGTTATCAACGCATCACTTGGCGAATTGTCAACCTATGACCTCACGTTCATGGGTGGCGCGCTGACATTGGATACCACCAACCCGTAATCAACGGCTCCAAGCCGACATAGGAGAAACATGAAAATCAAGTTGCAGTTAAAGCGCACGCCCGACAGCGCACCCGAGTACTACTACACAAACCTGTTTGTGGTCACGGAATGGGAACGCCTCGAGCGCCGCAACATTCAACAGCTCTCCGCAAACCCGTTGTACTCTGATTACGCATGCTGGATGCACACGATCTTAAAAATTAAAGGCGAACAAGTTGGTGACAATTGGCGCGAATGGCTTAGCAAAAACCCTGACATCGACATTCTGCCGGTACTGGACGAGACAGACCCAAACCCTACGGACGCGGCACCTACCGCCGCCAACTAGCAGAGATATTGGTCGCGGTCGGTTGGTGGCCTAGCGACAT